GAAAAGATCGTAGCAACTACCGCAGACCTTGCAGAGTTTAAGGCGGTGGATGATTACTTTAAATACATCAAGACACTGTCTGATCGCGACGAAGGAATTGGCAAGCTATTTGTTTCTCCTGAACGGGCGGCTGGAAACCCTGCGGTAATTCAAGGCTTGTCTGATGGTACATATGTTCGACTAGGGGACGCAGGTGGAACCAGTCGTTTGCTGGATGATGCAACGCAAGCAGAAGATGCGGCTGTTTCTGCATGGGGTCCGCTGTATGGTTACGTTGTACCTAAAACTATATACAAAAACTTGACCCAACGAATTGTGGGTAGCAGCGGCAATGAATTTGTTGATGGTATCCGTGCAGCCTATTCAGCTTTCCTTCGCGGTAAAGGTGCTTCGCAGTATTCTAAAACTGTTTTGTCTCCCATCACACAACTGCGGAACGTCAGTACCGCTGCTGCGTTTGCTCTGGCACAGGGCAACGTAGGTAAAGGTGTTAACCTGGGAGAAAGCGTTCGAATAGTTCTTGGTGGGATAGAAGAACTTCCTGAAAAAGAAATTCTAGATTTTCTAGAGGATGCGCAACGCCGTGGTGTGGTTGGCACAAACACACAGTTACGAGAGTTACAACAAAACATTTCAAGAGGTCTAGGATATGATGGCCTAGATTCTGCGGCACAACAACAGTCGAAAGCCTTTGCACAACGCCTACAAGATACAGGTCTTAAATCCTTCTTGGGTGGAACGCTCGGTAAAGCACAGGATCTTTATCAAGGTGGCGACGATATCTGGAAAATTTATAACTATCAGTTTGAGCAGCAAAAACTTTTAAATGCTTTACGTGATCTACCCGTTGAGGATCAAGTCCGTGAATTGATTCGTGGTCGCGTCATGCCTATGTCCGAGGATCAACTGTTTAGAAAAGTTGCCGACGATCCTAAGTTTCTTGATGACTTGTTAAAAGATAAAGCGGCGGACATTGTACGAAACACAGTCCCCAACTACAACGCTGTACCAGAAGCAGTTAAACTTCTACGCGCAACGCCCTTCGGTAACTTTACTGCATTCCCATATGAGATCATGCGGACAGGGACAAACACTATCGCCATCGGTTTAGACGAGTTAATGAGTCCTATCCCAAGCATACAAAAGATTGGTATGCGTAGATTGATCGGCGCATCTAGCGCGTTTGCCGGAACGGGTGCCGCATTAAGCGAAATAGGTTACGCTTTGTCTGGGGTTTCCAAAGAAGAAATGGAAGCCTATCAGCGGTCCTATGGTACACCATGGGAAAAGAACGCACGTTTAATCCCAGTAGGTAGAGACGACGAAACAAAAATGCCCAAGTATATAAACTGGTCGTACTCTAACCCCTACGGCATGTTAGATAACGTATTAAATGCAGCTATGAACCGCGTAGATGAAGGCAAACGACTGGGTAAAAACGGTGCGCAGATCGCATATGAAGCAGCCAACGGAGCTTTGGTCGAACTATTCCAGCCGTTTATGGATGAATCTATTCTATACGCAAAACTTAAAGATGCTGCTGATCCTGCCTCGGAAAGTTTATTAGGGAAACTCTATAACATAGCAGTGTTTGGGGGCCGCGCAGGTGATCCAGAAATTGGTGCGCCTGTGTATCGTAAAGAAGACTCCGCTGGTACGAAGATTGGTAACAGCCTACTGCACATCCTAGACGCATTTATTCCTGGTGCTTCTCCTGTTAAGTTTAGATCAGGTGAGCCAGAACCTAGCCGCTTGATCCGTGGTTTATTTGGCACTGAAGATGGTCCGATCAGTAATAAAGATCGGGCGGGTCGTGAGTACGAAGCCAAAACAGAGTTTCTTCGCGCAGTTACAGGTGTAACACCACTTGATATTGACCCAGAGAAAGCTGTCTACTATCGCGGTGTTGAGTATAGAAACCGTCTTCGTGATGCAAGTAACCTGTTAAATAGTAAACTTCGTTCTGCCAACGTAACCCCAGGGGAAATAGTTTCAGCATATAGAGAAGCAAACGAAGCTCGTTTCCGTATTGCTAATGAGTTCCACCAAGCTATCGAAGACATGAGAACTCTTGGTCTGTCTACTCGTCAGATCAATAAGATTCTGAAAGAGAACAACATTGGTGGTGTTGACGGGATCCTACGCAATAGGTTCGAACCCTTATATCCAAGTGACACCATTCTGGATGTGATGAAGCGTCAAGGAACCTATAACCAGTACCCCAAGAAAGACATCCTACGTCTGTATCGTGAGTTCAAGAAACGTAAGTTCACTATAGATGAACCTCGACCCTCGGCTCCTGCTCCTAAAACAATCATTGATCCCTTTGATCAAACTCCGGTACGGACACCTGCTCCTAAAACAATCATTGATCCCTTTGACAGACAGGGCAGCCTACAGGTTCCACAGGTTCTACCAACCCAGGCTCGTGCGCCTGGGCCAGTGAATCCAGCTTTGTTGGGGGATAATCCGATTGATGCTGCGCTTAATGCACAGATTGCGAACCGTCAGGGGTAACACCTGGGTCCACTTCTATCGTTAGTTTGACGCCGTTGCCGCCGAATAACTTAACGAGTTCGTCGCAGTATGCTTCCACATCCTCGATGATCTCCATGTCTTCGGTGCTAGTAGCGAGGTTTATAGTCATGCCGATAAGATCCATGAGTGCTTGAACCTGCATAGGATGCATGTCTCTAAGGCCGACTGATTTGACTTGTTCAGGTTTCATTCGATTTCTCCCCAATTATCTTTGAGTTCATCGTCTACTTTCGAGGGGACTCGCAAGACATCCGACAACCCGTTTTCCATTATGTCCTTGATTCGTCGCGCTTGGTCGTCGCCCTCTACTGAGAAGCATAACTCATCGTGGACCGTGAGCATAGGCAAAAGTCCTTCCGCGTAACAATCTGCCATGGCTTTCTTAGTTTGATCCGCAGCCGAACCTTGGATCAATTTGTTTAACGCCTTGTAAGTAAAGGCTCTTCTCAGAGGCTGACCGTATTCCTTCATCGCCTCCTCGTATGTCAAGGGTTTTTTGTACCCAAATGAACGTGGCTCCCACAGGTGGAAACGACACCGCCGTCCAAGCAGGGTGCGTATCTGTCCCGTCTTGTCCGCTTGCTTGGTTGCCAACTCCGCTAGGTTCTTAACGAACGGAACCTTTTCACGGTGCGTGGCTAACAGTTCTCCTGCTTCCTCCGCAGATATACCAAGCTGATCGCCTAGTTTGCCTTTGCCCATGCCGTACATGATACCAAGGTTCACGACCTTTGCTTCCTTGCGGTTAATCCCCGCGATGTCCGCAACCATCTGGTGCAGGTCAACGTCCCCGTTGTGGTATTCCTCCACGATCTTATCGACAATCGGGTGCTTATGCTCTCCCTTCAGGCTAGCCGCAAAGTGAACCAGTAACCTTGGCTCTTGGCTTGAGTAGTCAAACGACCCCCACTTGGTGCCTTCCTCCGGTATGAACAGACCACGGATCAGCTTCTTGATCTCTGGGTCACGCGCTGGGATTTGCTGTAGGTTGGGGTTCGAAGAAGAGAACCGCCCTGTTACAGTGCCGCCGTCATCAGAACGTAGCTGATGAAATTCGCAATGGATGCGCCCGTTGTGTTCGTGTTTCAGGATCGTATCGATGAACGTACTGTCCGCCTTGTCGAACTCTCGCAGCTTCACAATCATCTGTGCAACCGGATGCTCATGCGCCGACAGATATTGCTTGGTAAACGACGGTGCCCCTGCATCGGTCTTGGGATACTTCAGCCCCAGTTCCTCGAACACCGCAGCCACAGACGCAGCCGCCCACGGTTCAATCTTAATGCCAGTCTGGCGGTGGATCTCTAAGTGTAGTTCTTGGACCTTGGACCTTAGAAACTTCTTGGCCTTGTCTGCCTTGTCCACATCGACGCGCACACCAAGCTGACGCATGTCGCACATCATAGGGATCAGGCTTGTCTCTAGGTTCCAGATGCTCCAGAGGTCTTGCTTTTCCAGTTCAATCTTCAGCCGCTCCCACAGGCGCAGGGTCATACCCGCATCCTGCTCGGCATACCGCCCAACAAACTCCGGCGGTAGCTTGTACATCTCTGCCTTGGGGTCTAACCCCCACTCGGCAGCAGCCACGCGCAGTAGCTTCTCATCCTTGCGTTCATCGAGGTAGTCCCGACCAAGGTTGTTCAAGCTGTAGGACCAACGGTTCTCGTCCACTACGGCACCCGTAATCATCGTATCGATGATGCGGCCCTCGACCTTGATGCCCTCGGCACGTAGCCAACCCAGATCGTAGGTTGCGTTGTGCATGATCTTGTCGATATGCGGCGTTGCCATTTGTTTCTGCAACCACTTGAGCGCGATCCTCGCATCCATGTTGTGTCCGTTCTCGTGGCGGATAGGGAAGTATCCCTCCCAGTCTCCCGCTGCTACGGCTATGCCTACAACGTATCCGTCCTTGCGTACCCACCCTGGACCAAGGGTTGTCAGGTTCGGGTCGCATGTCTCAAGGTCAATGGCGATCTGCTTGTGATGCGTCAGGTCAGGGAAATCGACAGGGATATTCCATGTCAGTTCCTTGGGCTGATTCATCTGGGCAGCAATGACGCTGTCCTTTTGAAATAGTTCACCCTGCTTTTTCATTGCGGTTCCCCATGAATGCTTTTTGTACTTGTTGGATCTTCTTCTCGCGTTCATGGAACTCAGCACCCAATGCGCTGTATCCACACTTGTCGATCCACGAATCGTCATGGTCGGTATCGTGCAGCAGCCGTGCCGTCTTTACCCAGTCCATCATCAGCGCAACATGCTGCGGAGTAATGTACCCTCGCGTAGCTTGTGCCTCCTTGATTATGAGGTTCCAACCATCAGCAATGCGCGTGAAGTTATCGTACGCATCTCCGTAGTCCTTGGCCCTCTGTCCGTTGATATAGTCGCCAGCCTTCAATAATACTTCGTCTCTGTTCATATCTTGTACCTGTATGATTTGTCGGACTCTATGAGATAAAGGTTCTCTTTCGCCCTTGTGATTGCCACATAGAATATCCGGTCTTCGTCTTCGGGGTGCTTGCCCTCAACGCAAGCCTTGGTTGACCCCAAGTAAACTGCTACGTTTGTATCCTCTCCTCCCTTCATCGCATGGATCGTTGAGATCTTGATCCTTGGTTCTTGGTAGATGCTTTCGCCCCGCCGCTCGATGGCGCGGACGTAAATCTTTTCATCCTCCGACAGCTTCACGATATCCATCGGATCAGTGGTGCGGCTAGCAATCAAACCAAACTCCTTACGCAGCTTGTCATACGTCAGCAGTTCGTCAGACCCTGCCGCATCGAGCAGCTTGGTTGCCCCGTGCTTGACCACCGCACCTGCACCACGCTTTGGCACGGCCTCATACAACCGCTTGACCTGTCCAACATACAGACCCTTCCCCAAGGTTAGGTCCTTCCAGAACCCCATGGCCTCTAGCTTCTTCTCCGGTATCGACCACCGCCCCTTGCGGCTATAGAAGTAACCCGCCTCTTCCAGATGATCGGCTATGTCGTTCACGAACTTGTTGGTCCGCGCCATGATGGTCCACGAACCTTGGTCCAAGGGCAACTGCCACAGGCTACCAACCTGAGTGACCATGCCCTCACGCTCTTGCGGGAAGAACTCTTTCTCCAACCGCCCAGGTATCCGTGCAGAGATATGGTTAGCAAGCTCCCAGACGCTCCGTGGTAAGCGGTAGGACTGGTTCAGCACCTCTATGTTATCTGAGGCATTGATGAACTCCTGAACGTCCACAGAGGTCCAGCGGTGGATAGCCTGATCGTCATCCCCTGCAATCAAAACCTCGTCCGCATGTTCCGCCATCTTACGCACCATCTCCCACTGCGCAGGTGTCAGGTCTTGTGCTTCATCCACAATCAACAGGTCCAGACTGGGTGGCTCTACCATCTCAGTGTACTTGGTAATCATGTCGGTGAAATCCAAACGGTTGGTCTTGGACTTGTACTCCGCGATCTGGGCATCGATCTGCACCAGCTTGTTGAAGTGCAGGTTGTGATCCCCCTCGTAGTTGTACTCATACTCAAGGCCCTTGCCTCTGTACTTAGATCGCCACACCACCGTAAGGTACTTGGCTCCCGATCCACCTATCGCAGGGATCGAGATGCCGTCATCAACGGAGGTGGCGTCCGCTCCATCAAACGCCACCCCCAACATGGAACCGAGTCGCTTGTAATCCTCGCGTCCCATGACATCCCCACGTTGCAGTCCTAACCCGTGATAGCCCGTCGCGTGTAAGGTTCTGAAATGTGGGAAATCGTTTCTCTCTAAATTAAACTTGGCACATGCACGGTCGATGAACTCACCAATCGCCTTGGTGGTAAACGACACAACGCCAATGCGTGATGGATGCACACCCTCTTGCAGCTTCTCCTGCACACGCTCGATCAAAGTGTACGTCTTACCGCAGCCTGGGGGACCCAGTATCAATGTTGCATTAGGAATCACGGCGATCCTCCAACCACTGGCGGATGTCAGCCTCGTCCCATCGACTTGCTACACGCCTCGCGTCACCGTTGCCTAGCTTGTAAGGCTTGGGGAATGTGCCCTCGCCCACCCATTTATAAATCGCGGACTCAGATACGCCTAACCACTCCGCTATGTCCTTCGCCTTTAGCATCTTAGAATGGGATGTCATTATCTATCTCCTGTATCGGAAGTGTACCTTCCATGTTCTCGAACGCAGGGACCCACCACACTCGGATCGTGGACCTTGAACCGTCTTCTTTGTTTACGTTTTTATGCCCATGGCAATCTTGGTCGCCGTTCATTTGCTTGAGGATCTCTTGTATCTGTGCCCTCGTGAAACCCTTGAAGCGGCGGTTGTGCAGAAACTCTGTCAGTCCTGACATGGTAAAGTATGTATACCCTTGGTTATCGGTCCATGGTTTCCCCGCTAGCATCTCCTCTGGGTGCATCGCTCTGATCTTACTGGTGCAGAATATCCGCAGCAGTTCTTTGAACTCCCCAGTCAGGGTCAGTTCTTCTGGAACCTCTTGCTTGGTGGACTCCGTCATCAGTTTACGCAGCAGCGTCTGCCATGTCTTAGCTTTCAGGATCGGCGGGGCCACTTGGATCTGCTCCATGCATG